CCGCATACTCTCGCTCACATATTATTATTGAGTCATCACCATTCACGTGTATCCTATACTTTAAAACGCCATTGACATCACAATATGTACTCAGCATAGCGTAGTTAATTAGCGTGTTCTCCTCCGATGTGGTATACTCACCAGAGGCACGCTTACCAACCATTTTATACTTAATTCCATGGCGCGTATAACCTTTATTCCTGCGTTGTAACTTCAATAAGTTGCGCATATGCTTAGCATAAATGACGTTATACCAATAGTGTCTCGATATTTTGAGATGTTCTAGTGTGTAATGTCCATCAAATTTTGAATGGTCTAAACATATTGCAATAGGATCTTTAAAGCTATCCCAGGACTCGCGCACAATCTTCGCCATAGTACGTTGGTCGTATATTTTAGTGAAGATTGTGTCAATGGGTTGATCTGACCATCTTATATCTCCTTTATTGTTCTTAACAAGGAGTGAGTGATTAAGGATATAAGACTTAAGTTCGTATAAATATTCATAAGATCTAAACTGAATTATACGAGGTGGCTTATTATCAAACTTCTTACACTCATCAACTTTCTCCCATTTAACAAAAGCAGACAACCGGGCACATCTTTCGTCGACGTTTACCCGATTGGCCCAAATATTATGATACGCTCTCTGATAACGCTTCATGATACCGGGTCTTGTATTATCCATCACTGTTTTATGATCTAATTTACTATAAAAGTGCCCTTTCAATTGACTACTCATATATCTCATTTTAGCACGCAACTGGCCCATTGCTAGACCGAAAGGTTGATACCTAGGCATGTTTGGTATAAGATGTCTATTAAGTAGCCCGTCAAATTCATTGCAGACACAAGTATTGTAATAAAACTGAGGACGGATTAGAGGGTGTTTATATATTTGCAGGTATTTAGCCTGATTATGGGATCCTAAGGTGCCTGTACTTATTGATACGTCCGCCCTCTTAACATCACGAATAGTATGTGACGTACAAAACGCATCATGTAACCTTAAGACCCTTTAAGGTGCCTCCGAAGAAGCTACTGGGAACCGGACATTAGTTCTGAACAACTTATCGTCGTCTCTAGGTGGTTTAAAGTACCTACCTAGGTTGCCGGTTACGGTCTTATTAACATGTGACATGTTATCCCAGTTTACCTTATCTTTTATAGTTTTCCTAAAAACTAGCTCCTGTTGATCTACTAAAAAGGCCGCCAAAATTGATTGCGATAGGATTAGATAGTCCTTTGCATTATCACAATCGTGCCCATTCTTGGACATCCAGATACGCGCATCGTTTACCATGATGTTTAGTAAGCTATGATCCCTATGTTTCATAAAGACCTTGCAC